CCAAATAATCCAAGATTTTCAGCAATCGCCGCCTGCCTCTCTGACGGGTCTTTGATTGCATAAATATCTTTCTTTGTCATAGTTCCATGTCCGCCCGGTGTTTTTCCTGTTCCTGGGGTTGTAAATCGCGCCGCCTGCTGCTGCGCTTTCTGCTGCTGCTCATCAACGAACGCCGAAGCATCTCTTTCTTTAATCTGCCCGATCAGATCAGACAAGCCTAAAATCTTACCGTCTTTCAGCTTTAAGCCGGATTCCTTAATCTCTGCCATGACAGCTTTCTTCGCCGCTTCGCTAGAAAACTTAATGGATTCCATTTCAGTTTTCAATGCGTCAGAAAAATCTCTGTCATAAATCTTCTGTTTATAGTCGTTTTCGGCTGTTTCCGCTTTCTGTTTCCATGTGTCAAGTTCTGTCTTCATGGTTTCCAAGTCCACGCCGTCAAACTTTTTCAGCGTTTCCTCGGCTGTCTCTGCCTGCCCTTTCCACTTGTCGCGGTCAGATTCCACCTTTTCATAGTCCTTTACAGTCTTGTAATTTTCATGGAATACTTTCCTAAATTCCTCGGACTGTTCTTTTGGAACTTCGATGTTAAATTGTTTCAAGATTGCTTCAATGTTCTGCATAATAATCCTCCTAAACGTCTACTTATTAACCGCCCGTCAGCGGTAATGGATTCAGACAGATAAACCTCTGTCGGGGTAATCGGGACACCCGGAATCGAACCGGGGACTTGCTGTGTATAAGACAGGTGCTCTACCAACTGCGCTATGTCCCAAAATGCCGCCAAACAGCGGCAGAACATTTATAACCCGTTCAAAGGTGCTATTTGACCGGTAGACCCGTACATTGATTATCAGGCTCAATGCGATAAGCCTAATGCACACGCCGGAAATTGCACCCGCTTTTCAACCTCCGGCATAAAGCCGTTTCTATTAAGGACGTGTGCTAAGAAAGGAGGTGTCAAAAATAAGAAAAGAGCCAACAAACCTGTCGGAATTTCCGATAAGTTCATTGGCTCTGTGTCTGGCAACTGGCTCTATACAATATCAGTTTTTACTTCTATTTCAAAGTCTGGCTTTATATCAATGATAGATTGTATTTTACACTTAGGGCAAAACACTGGTAGGTTTTCTGCCACAGTTTCTTTGCGTATTTTTATACGTGTTTTATTATTGCATACAGGGCAATAAATCCATTTTTCCTTTACCATGTTCCGCCTCTCTTTCGATATTGTATTTAAATTTTACCATATTTTTTTTATTATGTTGTACCCATATTTACCCATATTAAAAGGCGGTAACATAAGATACCGCCCTCATGCTTACATCATGTCTCTTAATTTGTCGATATACCGCTTCATGGTGTCTCTTTCTTCACGACAGTCAGCGTCGCGGCTCATGCCTTCCAGTTCTTCCGTCAGAGCGTCCATATGCTCCTCTAATGCTGCAAGCATTTTCTGTTTACAATCCATGTCTTTTCCGGCTCTGTAAGAGTTCTTTTTATCCATGTACTGATTATATGTGTCCATGTCTCTACCGCGACTGTAGTGGCCTCTGACGTAATGCTTTCCACGTGTACCACGATAGGAATTGTCATTGTCATAATTTGGCATCATTCCATCACGGGAATATCTCTCCATGCTGTCACGCTTTCTAGCTTCGGAATAGCCGCCTTCCATTTCTGCCAAAACAGCGTCATAATATTCCTCTTTACACTTCCAATATTCAACATTTTCCATGTCTTTTAACATGTCGATCAGCTTGTAAGCAGTTTCAAGGTTTGAGGTATTCAGACCTTTTTCTGCGATTCTATCAAGCTCTTCTTTGATATTCTGCATTAATTTATAACTCATAGCCTGTCCTCCTTAACCTATTCTGCTCACAACGAGATTTGCGTCACTTACGATAGCTGCCACAGTTCCAATGTTTCTTACGCTCAAGGTAGAACAACATGGGCGATTTACTCGGACTTCCACAGTAGAAGAACCGTTTCCATACCCTGCTGCCGTAACTGTCGTAATGATTTTACTTCCAGGAATACTATCTCCGTCCTGCCTGATTTCAAAGGCTAACGTTCCGGCTGCCACTGCTGAAAAGTTTCCATTAAAGCCAACCCTATAAAGACCCGGCAGCAATGTCACTCTACCGCTCCCCGGCTCATGACGTATATTCTGACAATTTCCACCGATCCTATTTGTAGTAAAGGCAACATTGTCTCCGACATTTACTGTCTGTGTTCCTAAGCTTACCATATCTGCCATAATTTCATTCTCCCTTCATAATATTGCAAAAGGGTAGACTATCAGCCCACCCTCTCACATTAGTAATAACGGCTTTTGCCGAACAACCCGGACGTACCGGGAAGAAACCTCAATATGAAGTTTTTAGCAAGCACAGTTTCCGCACCCATTGCCATATCCATAAGCCGCCTGATAAGGACTGCAAGTAATATAAGCCGGAACCGGAGTCGGACGTAATGTGTTGATGATATTGTTCGTTTGACTTACATTCGCAAGCTGAAGTTGTGCGGATTGAAGCTCAGTCTGCAAGGACTGAATCTTATCCTGAGTGATCGTGTCAATAATACGCTGTGTTCCTGCATTCTGACTGTCAATTACATCGCGGAATCCACTACAAAGAGCCTGCTGAATCGTATTGGTCTGCATAGCCATGTTGTAATTTACGCCGTCAACAGCGCGTTGTGTATCACAGCCATCATGTTAACGTATAGGCTCTTTATCCTATACTTCTGCCGGTTTCCTCGGCAGTTCAGACTATATCTTCATCCTATAAAATAGGAGTCGGGTACTCGTGTCGAGATTATTGGTTTCCGTCCTCACTCGTTAGTCGTTGAACCTTCCAGACTACTATTATCGGATTTCGTCTGGCTCGGCTGCTGATTATCATATACACAAATGTATTTTTTGTTTTTCCTGGTTCCTGCTATATATGGTGCTAAATATCCTTTTGACAATCCAAGCTGTTTCTCGGCTTCTGCCTTTGATGGATACCAAACTCCATTTACCCAAATAGGTTTCTTTATTGTTTCTCCGTTGACCCATCTTTTAAAAATGTGCTTTTGTGTGTCATCAAGATACCTACATTCGTTTCCGTCTGGGTCAAATCCTCGTTTAGCCCATTTGCAAATCGTAGAATGATGTATTCCTAAAATTTTTGCTAAATCTATCGGACTCTCAAATGTTTCTCCTCTATATAGCAACGGTCTACATCCGCCTTTATTATATCTTTTTCCGTCAAACACAGCTTGTGTAGAGTCCTTATATCTACATTTTTCTCCACTTGGATTTATTCCTTTTTCGCACCATTTTTTTATAGTTCCGTAAGCTACGCCATATTCTTTCATTGCCGCTTTGACCGATTCATATTCTTTTTCATTAATAATCACCAATCTGCGTTTTTTTGAATTTACATGGTTGCTTACTTTTTTGTCTTTCATGGGATTTTTCTCAGACATTCTTTTTCTCTGTCTTTCCGATTTCATGGTATTATGTTCCGAATACCATTTTCGCCTATTATCATCCCACCAAGAAGTTGTACCTCCGGTTCCACCATTATATATATTGCATACACACTGTCCAGTTAGACGTAATTCATTTATTCTGTCATATTCATACTCAAAAGCAGCTTTTTCATCTTCAAACTCTTTGATTATGCGACTATCGCAATCAAATCGCTTTATCATGTCATTAAAGAATCTATTATGCTTTCTTACTTTATACCGATTATGTGTTCCTTTGCCAACATATATAACTTCCCCAGTTTCTTTTATAAACCATTCATATACATAATACATATTATAGTTTACCTCCGCAATTTATATTTTAATTATACATTAAAATAATGCGAAAGTAAATATGTGTACTTAGACTTTCCAGCAATTCTCCCGATTGCCAACGCATATTACTATGCGTAAGTGCCTACTGCGTTTACTTTTTTCGTAAACAGATTCATTATGGCTTTTTTGAACCTATTTAAGCACTGCTGAAGCTGATACCCCAGATTAGAGATATTGGAATTTATACCAGCGAATCCATTACAAAGCTGTGTAGAAATATTCTGGATTCCGCTTTCGATTCCTTGTGTGGACAGCGCTGCATCGAGATCAGCACGTGTCGCATAGCCTTGGAACGCTGGAGAATTTGCTCCACCATTTCCGCCCCAGCCGTTGCCGTAACCGCCCCAGCCAAACATTCCGAAAATGAGGAAGAGAATGATCCACCAACAGCCATCTCCACCCCAGCCGTCATTATTTCTTCCATTGTTGCCAGTCAATACAGCAACGTCAGAAGCAGTTAAACCGTCTGTCATAGTCTTTTACTCCTTTAAAATATATTTACAAAATCATGCGCATTGATTTATGTACTAAAATAGTCCTTTAAATAATCCCTTCATTTGCTGGGCTTTCTGCTGAATCTGGTCGAGCTGATTTTGATTCAGTTTCCCAGACTGCAACATTTTATTGATTTCTTCCTGCGGGTTCTTGCCCTGCATCTCCTGACGGAATTTCTTATAATCTTGAATCATTTTGTTCATGGGATTCTGCGGCATACCGCCACCCAACATATTAAACAGAGGATTTCCCATTGTTTTGCTCACCCTTTCTGTGATTATTTGCTGCCGGCTTTGTTGCTGCCTCTAAAAGCCCATATAGTTCTTCATATTTGCCCCGTAAATCGTCGTATTCCTGCCGGGTGACATATTTATCGTCTAAACTAATTTCAGGCTGTTTCTGCGGCTCTGGCGCATTCACACCAGCTTCTTTATACTCAAACGTTCGGAGCGTTGGCATGCCGGCTGAATCTGTTGTCTTGATGTAAAACCGCTCATTCTCGCTATCCATGAGCAACACGCTTGTATTCGGCGCCACCAGATAGGACTTTGCTCCTGCTTCTCCCTGTACCCACAAAATACCTTGATTTGTCTGCGGCACTTGTGGCTGTTGTGTCGGCTGATACTGCGCCTGCATTTGTGCCAGCCTGTCCATTTGCGGCTGCAACGGGTTATAATATGGTGTTGGTGCATATCCGCCATATCCATTGTTCATATAGCCTGCCATGATCTTCCTCCGTTCCTGTTTCTATACCTTAATTTTAGGCATAAAAAAAGAACTCTGACAGTTCGTCAAAGTTCTTGAAAAGTATCATGAAAGTATCACTTAAAACAATATCCTTTTTTACAGTAGCATTTGTTTGAATTAAAATATCTTACCCAATATTTACATTTAACGCATTTTGATTTTATCATACATCAACACACCCTTATAATCTTATTATTCACTTTCCTACTCAACCGCTTAATAGTCGATACACTCACATTCATCAGTTCCGCACACTGTTCAAGCGGAATATTTCTAGCGCGATATTCAAAAAGCGTACTCTCATCCTTTGTGAAATTACAGTATGTACGGAAATAATTCAGTTCCGGCACGGTAAAATCATATACCTTCAATCCGCCACCTCTTATTTTTCGGTCAAGGCGTTTATAAGCTCGTTTCTCGTTTTTTTTAGACCGTCAATGTTGTTCCCTGTTATCTTGTTTTCTATCAGGCAAAACATACTACGCATAAGAAGATTCATGTCGTTTCGGTTCGCATTGATATTCTCATAATCATTGTTCAGTTTTTGTTTAATGTCCTTAATATCTGTCTCTATGACCTCAATCCGCCGTTCAAGATCTGATGTCGGCTTCTTATATTTTTTGTATGCCCCAGACAAAACAGCAGCCGCCCCTCCAATAACAGAGATACCGCCGCAGATTGCAAGTATTGTCTGTATAGTGTCCATTACGTCCATGCGTTAGCCCTCCGCTTCTTCATCTTCATCGTCATAATCATCTGCCAATTTGCCCCCATCATTTTCCCCTTGTTCGTAATCTCTGCAATATCTTCCGTAATGATTACAATATATACAATGATTTTTCTGGCAATACAAGCAATCTCCAATTCCCGACGGCACCACAATAAGAGCCGAAAAATGTTTACATGTTCTGCACCTTTCCATATTTATCACTCCCAATAATAAATAGGTATTTCGCCGCCTGAATCCCATGTGTCATAGTAATATCCGTCCTGTACGCACACTACATGCCCGTCAATCGCCAGTATGTACGTTCCTTTCGGGTTATCCTCGCAGAAATCCCGGACGGTGTATATATCCTGTCCGTGGTCGTCTACGATGTGCCGCGCAAAACCGTTCCGCCGCAGGTAAGCGCCCCACACATGATTTGCAGATGGCATATCAGACAAAGAGAATCCCATGAAAGACAATCCGGCATAGGTGGTTTCCCAGTCCTGATTTAAGGCTTTGCTGATTGCTCGGACGGTACAATCTCCGACATTGGACGCACGCGGGTTAGGGTTGTATGGTTTCCATCTGTTCATTGTTCTTGTCCTTTTTAGTGAGATTGTTAAATGGCGGCACAAATAAAGCAAATGGACACGCTAATGCCACTATTGCTATTTCAGCAATTTCAATAACATCATTTTTTCGCATTTTCATACCTCCTTGCAGCTCCTGCCACTTTCATAGCCTGTTCCCTATCCCATTTCGCTATTTTCAATCTTTCCGCATATGGCTTTAGGTTGTTGTCCTCACAATATTTCTTATACACGGCGTTCTGCTTTTTCAGCAGATATGACTTTCTGTCAAAATCCTGCTGTAACTCAAATTTCAGCTTTTCGTCTTTGCAATTATCAATCGCTGTTTGCATATTCTGGATTTTCCGCTTGGTATCGCGTACACGACGCTCAAGTGTCCGCTGCCTCTGTTGTTTCTCATAGACTTTTTGATTTTCCTTTGTGTCGTATTGCTCAAATGGGTTATTTTCTCCGTCGCCCGCCCCAAAAGAATGTCTACAATTCACGCCACACAATCCTGTAATGGTTCCGTATCCTGTTTCCGAAAATGGAGGAAAACGCTCATCTTTTCCGCTTCGGCTGTAAAATTTCCCTTGCCACCAACTATGATTACCCGGATTTTGTCCGCCATCTCCGACACGCGCACCCAAGTGAGAGCTGACAAGAATAATATCCCAGTTCATTTCTTTCATACGTTCTATCGAAATATCGCCAGCCGCCTGACTGATTCCTGTTCTTAAAATCATCATTGTTGCGGATTCTATACTCATCTTATAACCGGATGGATAGTTTACTTTCATCCCTGCGTCTGATACCTCTTTTAATACATCCCTGACCGCCTCTGTGTACGATACAGCCCCGGAAACGACCATATTATAGGCATTATCCATCTGATTGATAAAAAGCCTCTGTGCTTTGTTCGCGGTAGTTTTCGTAAAGTTCCGCCATTCTCCAGCGGTAGCTTCATAGTTGCGCTGCATGATACGCATAAGTGCCGGAGATTGCAAGAGGGGAACAGGGGACAGCCCGGCAGCCTGATAGATTTTATCGTCCCACTGTAAAGCTATAACCCCGGCTTCCTCCATAGCTTCTTTGATTTCCTGCACTTGCTTTTTGGTCTTGTCGGAAAGCTCCTGCTGTATGTCCTCTAAGAGATAGCCTGCTTCCTGCAATACTTCAATTTGCCACTTGTCCGTTGCGGTCAGAAGATATTCCTCGCCCCGTCCGATTCTCGCCATCATACGGGCTATAATCTTGTCTATGATGTTTTTATGGAGCTGAGAAGCAATATCCTCTGCATTTTCTGTTATGCGGTATAGGTATTCTGGTGTTAACACCCTATTCCTCCGTTTCAATTTTCGGTATGCTTACTTCCGGCAGTCCTGCAATGCTTGTCAGAATTGATACCACGCCTGCCAGTACAGCGGTAGACGCTACCATTACCCAATCAACTTCTGAAATCATAGCAGACGCGCCAATAGCTGCAATAGCCGACTGCGCCACTGTCTTAACAGCTCTTATTCCTGCTGCCTTTACCCAGTTAATCCAATACTCTTTATTCTTCATAATCATTCTCCTTTATTCCTCTTGAAATTTATTGAAAAGCGTGTCCTCTTTCGGCTGCGCTTCTTCAACCATTTTCTTTGCTTCTTCCTCGCTCATTTTTTCAAATTTGACATAATACATCCACGGCGGCACATCGCCTTGAATCCTATATTTCCACCAGTTTGCCATATCCTCCTGATAGTTGTATGTAATATCTCCAAAACTGAAAGACATACCCTCTTTGAGCGTTTCCCATAGTTCCGGCGGCGTGTCGCTGTACAAGTCCGCCATAACATTGCAACCATATAGCAGTTGCGTGATTGTGTCCTGCAAAACGTCACGGATATTTTTGATCGTTCGGATTGTCTCCTGATCGTCCGCCTCTACCTGTGTCGCAGTCATCATGCCTGTTTTTTCGTCCAGTACGAACATTCCCTGCGAGAAGCCACATTTTGTGGAAATCATAGCTAGGATAGAATTTATATCCTTGATACGCTGATCTGTGAGCAGAGTAGACACATGCTCATGTACCGTACTATCTGCATCCACCCCCATTTCCAAGCCCCGAAGAAACCTCGGCAGTTTAACATCATGCTGATCTGCGTATTGGATAGCCGCCTGCGCGACAAAGGTCATGTGCTTACTGTCCTCAACCTCGCCAGACTTCCGGCTCCACGCTATGTCAAGGTCTTTTAACTCTTTCAGCGCATTATGCCACACTGGAACACCTAAAGGGCTTGTCCGATCAATGCGATTCGGCGCGGGATTTTTAAAGTATGCAAATAACGGCATTTCCACATTCAGTAAGGATATATCCGGCTCAATGTTTGCCCACTCTCTTACTTCCTTCAGTTCGCACGGGTTTCCTATGCTCAACTGATTTGTTGCCATTCTGCCGGCCCTTGCCTTGTATGCATAATTTGTAATACGGTATACTTTTCCCTCTGTTCCGTCCTCCAGTGCAGCACTTTCAAATCTGTGCCACTCTAGCCGAGTATAACACCAGTCTCCCCGGTCTATCTGGCTCTGGAACACACACCCAAGAATATTGCCGTTGCTGTCCGTCTCTGTTGGTGCAAAGTTTCCCGGCTCTATGTAATCTACGTTATTTCCGTTCGGTTTGAACATAATACCGCAATTCCCGAGAGCCTCTGAAACCTTGTCTGTAATAACCGCCAGTACATAGTCAGCCTGCTTTTGCAAATACTCCGCGCGCTCGCCGCCTGAAATATCAATACCAAGATCAAGCGTCACAAGTCCGGCTGTCACGTCGTTAATGTATCCGGCAAAGTTAATGCTCTCAATGTCATCGTCCGGGTCTAGCCAAGGCGGCTTTCCGGCTGTAATATTGTAGTATTTGTTTATCGCCGATTCCATAACAGACGAAAGCTGTATATCTGCCTGAAACCGTTCTTCTATCTCTTTCCTGAACAACTTATTCCACACCGCCTTTATCCATGTTATCAGCCCCACTTTCTTCACTCCTTAACAATTACTTCTTGCAAGCCATGTATGCCTTGTCAGCGCCCATACACGCTGTTTGTCATATCCCATTGCACCAAGAATTTTTACAAACTTATACCGCCGGGACACCGGAACTTGAAAACGTTCTTTTATTTCTTCGACAGCAAGAGATAATCCATCTGTTAATTCTTCAATAGCGTTTTTAATCGCGTTCCACGCTTGTGTTGCTTTTTCTACGACTTTGTTCATGATGTATGTAAACACATTCACACTTTTCTTTATGCACCTTTTCCATTCAATTACTGTAATTCCGAGTTTTCTGATTCCTCTCGCTTGTTCTTCGGTTAATGCCATATACATAACTTGTCTCCTATACAATCCACCTATTCAACTGCCTTGCCACCGTATATATGTAGTACCGTATAAGGTCACAATGATGATCGTTTTCTTTAATCACAGCGTCCTCATTCGGTTTCTTGTCGTCCCATGCATATTGCTGGAACTCTTTCAGCGTTTCCGTGCAGCTTTCATGAATTTTTAGCAAGCCATAATTCAGATACTTTGTTACTTCCTGTATGCCGTTCAGTACGTCGTTGTTTGCGCCCTTTACGATATATTTACCGTATTTCTTTATAGTCTCAATAAATCCGGCAGCAGACGGGTCAACAACGATATACTCAATAGGCAAATCTCCTATCAGTGTTTTCAGTTTGCTGTAATATCCCTCATTATCCAACCTATCCCTATCTCTACCAGAATAGTGCAGCTCCTTAATCATTGTGCTGCTCCTACCGTCAAAATCGAATATGCCGACTGCAAACGGGTTGACTGTACCGTAGTCAATAGACACATAGTATTGATGTCCTCGCTTGTATTCTACCTCTCCGCCGACAACATTCTTTTCCCGACTGAACATCGGATATACAAGCCCCTCTGCAAGCGCCCATTCGCCCAGAATGTACCGTTTATAATATACAGACCCCTCATACTCTTTGCAGAGGTTCTCAACAAACTTTTTATCCAAAAACGGGTTATCAAAGATAGTATACTTCTGGCAGTAAATATCAAAATCGCTATCCAGAAACTCCTTTAACCAGTGGTTCGGCCCTTGTGGGTTTAATGCCCCGTCAAAACAGCTATACGGCTTGTCCAGACGGGATTTAAGCATTTCAAATACTTCTTCGTTCCAGTCCGCCACTTCGTCGCCATATACATATTTAATGGAACTACCACGTAACTTTGATACCTGACTGACTTTCTCCGCGCCCAAACAATAAACACGCTCTCCGAACAGATAACAAATATTCTGACTGTTTATCTCTCCCACAAGGTCAGTTCCCCAGATGTTCCGCATAGGCTCTAAGATATTACGCTCTATGGTAGATTTTGTTACTCCCAAAATTACCGCAAGTCCCGGCTTTCCGATTCTCGCGCGTATACGTTTGGGAATAACATAATAATCCATGTACGTCTTGCCCGACCTTGTTGCACCGGTCTTGAAATTCCAACGCCTATCAGCATTATCAAAGTATTCTCTCTGTTTTACACTAAATGGCATTAGATAACACCGCCAATCTCTTTCAGCACTTCGTCCAGCTTCGCAAGAGCGTCTTTCTTGCCATCATCTGACTTGTCAAATCGTTTCAGAATCAAATCAGCAGCTTTTAATCTATCTTTTTCGGACGGTTTTTTTTTCATTGTTCTTGCTTCACTACATCCATCTCCAACACCTTCAACAACTATTTCTTCTGATTCACTTTCTCCGCGAAGAACAGATGTAAGGTACTCCATAACTTCTTTTATATCAGCGGTCTTTTCGTCATGAATTTCCTGCAATTTTTCGTCAATGTAATTTTTAATCCGAGTATTTCCGAGTAACTTTCTCGCCGCTGCATCGGCAGAACTATTTTTTTTACAATTTGGATATGCTACACGGTAAGCCCGTGTGGCATTGAGGTCTATTAAATACTCATCTGCGAATATTTTTTGCTTTTCTGTCACACAAACTCACCCCACACACAGTATTCTTAATTATATTTTACCGCATGTGAGGTGGTGTCGTTGTACCCATATTTTATAGTTTTTACACTTTCGAAGTCAAATCAAGCCTCCACAGACTTATTCAGCCAATCCCCAATAATTGCTTCTGCATACGCTTTTACACAGGTGAAATTAATGTTTGCACCACAATCGCAATGTTCTTCATTGTAGTATTCACATACCTGACAAGCACTAAATTCTGAAAGAAACTTCGCCATTTCTTTATCCGACATTTCTCTAATCCGGTCAGCATTACTCTGTTTCCTTTGACTTTTGATAAACTCCCGTACAAACCTATAGTCCTTGTCCATCGTAGACAGATGTTCCTTAGAGTCTTTCTTTTGGTAGACAATAATTGTATCACCGTCTTTTTGCGCCCTCAAAATCTCATAAGGGTTCTTGCTTGTTGCCACAATCATGTAACCTTTTGTTTCTAGGAAATCTTCAAACTCCTGTAATTTACTGATATGTAAAATATTTCTAGTTGCCATATTTTTTTCAGCTCCTCACACAATCTGTTTCCCATTCAGTATCATATACCTGTTATACGTCTCTATCGTCTTGCGCCGATAGCCCTGAAAATCTTTCCGCTGCATCGGAATATTACCCATGCGATCATAGCCAATTCCCGTTGTAAGATTCAGGAAAAGATACGGCGCAATCTCCGGGTATGTATCCTGCGCTGCCTCTAATAGCAAGCGCTGTTCATAGTCTTTCGCTTTGCGGCAATATGAGACAATTTTTCCCACATCCTCTTCTGATAGTCCGTAATCTTTTAAGTATGTATCGCGTACACTCATTTGACTACTCCTTTCCTAGAATTTCGTCAATGCAGGCGTTCCAGCCAATCTTTACAAGTTCTTTTCCGGCATCAGCTTTATCGGACACCAATCTGGCTTTTGGTCGCTTAGTGCAAATTTAAATATATCCTTTCTGGATGGTATGCAATATCCATTTGTCAATCTGTACTCGCATTTCTTACAGTTTTCCGGCACATCCACCACAATAATTCCTTTGCTCATTCAATCCCGCCTTTCTCGACAACCTCTATCGCCCTTGTATATGCATTCATTTCTCCGAAAGCGTCCTCATCATCAAATTTACTCCAATACTTTCTTGAATCTTCTGCCAGACTTTTTAATTCCTTAATCACTTTTTCCTTGTCAAAAATTGTCTTGACTTCTTCTAAAATCACAGAAATATCATCATCAAGAGTGCCGTCTTCTCTTGTGTGCCTGTCTACAGCAGCTATAACCGTTTTCCGGCTGATTAAATCATCACTCATTCTATTCACCTGCCCTCCTGTTCCATGCTGCTGCTGATTTTTCTTTATTTTCGTCATACTCCGTAGATGAATGACATTTCTTACAAACCACAGCATATCCTCTTTGTTTCCACCCCACACCGAGAAAATCCTCACAAATCTCATGTATAAATGCCTCGCCTCCACAAAACGGACACGGCTTTAATTTGATTTCTTCCATGCTTAAACACCGCCTTTCTCAACAATCTCTATCGCGTTTTTATAACATCTTGCAATCGTATCTTTTAAGTGCGCTCTATTGGTATCACCCACTTCGTCATAAAGTGCTGCATCTTCTTCTGCTACGTGTTTTCGGATGGATAAGTATTTAATCACTTTTTCCTTGTCAAAATCGGCAGGCTGCTCTTCAATTATTGTTTCAAATATTTCTGCTAATGCCTTGTCTATGTATGATCGTTTTCTTATATTTTGTATTAGTTTTTCTGCACTAATCAGCTTGTCCATCTTTTCTCCTTTCCGGGCGGTATGGCTCTGGAAGTGGCTTCCATGCGATTACTTTCTGAAATTTTTTCTTTGCCCACGTTGTCTTTCCTCTAAATGTGTCAATTCCTATCGCTATGTCTGGATGCACATTATCCCAATAACACGGATGATAGGTTACAAGATACACGTCCTTCTTTTCTGGTAGTCGTTTTTCCACCGGAATCCAGCCATCATCTTTGGCAGTGACATTTATGTCGTTACCATCATTCATATGCTTGCGGATGATGTCTTTTGCTCTATTCATCGTTTTTTCGTACAACCTCCATCCAGGTGTATCTTCCAAGTCTTCGCATATTGCACGTTCCTTTGCAATTTCCTTATCTATCTCTTCCAGAATCTTCTCTAATTCCTGCATGTCAGTCCTCCCTATTTTCTGCTCAAAAACGTCCGCAGCATCCGCTCCCGATAATCCATTTTTTTCTGCTGCTCTTCTACTTCTTTGATCGTCCGGTCAAGCTTATACTCCATCATCGGCTCCACATCATCCTCAATCCCTAGCAAATATTCCACCTGCGGAGCCACATTCTTTACGTCCGCGATCTCTTCGATCACAGGGCGCTTATCTCCTGTCAATGCATACTTGCTCAATGCCTGAACCAGCTCGCCGCACTCCTCTGCCAGCTTCCAAAGCTGCTTTTCCTGGTAGTGGTCTGCGATCTGGCGAAGCTTCTGCTGCCGTTCATCAATCATGTTTTCAATCTCAATCATTCTTATCACCCTTTCTCTGGATATAGCCGTAAAACATCGTATAATCTCGATACAGCCTTTTGATTGCTTTCCTCAACCAATTTTACATATTCATCCAGATTAACCGTGGAATCGTCCATAATCGCTTTTTGTCGCTCTTCCAGATATCTTTCCGCCAAAGCTGTCATGCTGCCATAATACCCAACTGTACGATATATCTCTTTTCCACTCTTCTTTGCTGTACATTTCTCTTTCAAAATATAAATTAACTTGTCTGTCTCGATAAAGTATTTTTCATCAACTTTAATTTTCATATATGCATCCCCTTTCGATATTTTGATTCCAAATATTGTGATACTGACAGACATAAATATTTGCATAATTCCGTGGGATATCTTTTGTATATCTCATCAAGGTCTGTCACTAAATCCGCCCAATATCCATCTTGTTCTTCTGGTAAATAATATTTTTTAATTACTCGCCAGATTTCCGATATCATTTTTGATTCTGTAACTTTGTCATTATTTTTGATTTCTGACACACTCACCTCCGTCAATCAAAAATTGGTTCAAAATCATCCGGAACAGTAACAAATTCTTCTTTTTCCCATCCCAATTCCCAATCAAATGTTTCTGGGTTTTCAGAAATTCGCTTGGAAGATTCTTGGAAATATAGCTTGATGCCATCTCGATTTGTCCTCCCGTTTAAACGGTTTTTATACACGCTTAAAATCCTCTCTGTGGAGTCCTTTTTATCGTTATCTTTCGGTTTGCCATACCGGATTACCACATCAACCAGATTAGTAATATTTGAGCTTCCGGCCACATCATCATTATCAAATGCTACCCCAGTAGACTTTCTAGGATGGACAATCAGAAATACCAGCACATCATATCTTTTTGCCAGCACAGTCAAGGCTTTTACAAACTTTGTCTGCATCCGATACAAGTCTGATGATAAATCATCTGAGATTGCCGTCATAAGATTATCAATAACCAAAACTCGACATCCATATTGTTTAATAGCATTTTCCAGAGTTTCCAGCAAAGTCTCTTCTTCTGTGTCTTCCGTAACAATCCCATTGTCATAAATATAAGCTTTCCCGGCATACCAATTTTCAATTTGCTGCAATTTATCTGCCTGAATGGAGTATGACTTATAGCCATAATCTGATATCAAAGCATTGATATTCCGCGCCCCTGCGATCTGGTACTCTATCCACGCTTTAAAATACCAATCCATCAGCTCACCAGAATAGAAAAATGTAGGGTATCCAGCCGCGATTGCTTGTGTGCCAAATTGGGACACCAACGTAGATTTTCCAAAACCACGCTCCCCGGTAACTAAGATTACTTGTCCAAAGTAAAAACCACCTGTTAGTTTGTCCAGTCCATAAATCCCGGACCTTATCTTTTCCATGGCGTTCAGGTCCATTCGTTTTACTTCTTCCAAAGGTTTTATTTTGGGGTTGCTTACCGGAACTGCATTCTCCACACATTTCTGTAAATATTCCGGACCATATTTCTGTAAAATTTCGTTTGCGTCCTTACAGTCTTTGTAATCGTCCTCTCTGATGTGCTTAACGGTCCCGTGAAAGCGTTTTTGCATCTCAGGTAATAAAGATATCGCCTCATGCTCAAAATCGCCAAATATGACCAAATTTGCGAATCTAGAGAGGAAGTCCCAGCAATAGGGTATCCAGGTAAATCCTTTTGCCCCGTTCGGAACACTTACGGCGTTTTTAATTCCAGCTTCCGCACAAGACAAAGAATCTATCTGTCCTTCTGTCAAAACCAACGTTGGTTGCTCTGGGTCACAATGGTTCATTCCAAATAATATCGGTTTGCAGTTTCGTTCGCACCACTCTTTGTTCTTGTCCCGATCTTTGTCAAAGTCGGTTTTCCGATACTTTACAAATTGCAAGATGTTATTTTCGTCGTAAAACGGAAACACTAAAATATTTTCATTGTCTTTTTGCGTGGTGATATTATACCGTTTTGCTGTTTCTTCGCTTATCCCTCTGCTTTCCAGGTATTTAACTGCTGCTGGCTTTGTCTGCGGCTTTTCTTTTCTGTGGATATTCCGAAATCGTTTCTTGGGGCTGTAATACTCATCCACCTCAGTTCCAAGCGAAAAATTAAAATCCCTAGCGAGCGTAATCATATTACCGTGGGCATCACAGGACGCTCTTAAACATTTAAATTGTCCAGTATCAAGATTGATCGAAAAGGTCCCTTTGTCTTTTCCGTTGCTTCCACCTAAGCAGTAAGGGCATCGGTCAAATCTCAGCTCATCTCCCTTTACACAATACCTGGCCCTGATCTCTCTTCCGAACCGTATTGCATCCTCTCGGTCAAATTTGTATATCTCCATTTTCTATTTTCCTTTTCATTTCCGCATACTCTTCGTCGCTCATATTCCACAGATCAATTCCTTCTCGCTCCTCAAGCGGAGGAGAAATAGGCGCCACAGGCTCTTTATTGTTTACATTGTTATCATTGTTATAATTGTTTACATTGTTGAATGTGTGTTTCTGTGATGCCTCTGTGATGCCTCCGTGATGCTTCTGTGATGCCTGAGTGATGTTTCTGTGACGTTTCTGTGATGCTTTGTGTGATGTTTTCTCTATAGCCTCGATACTCCCAAACCCTTGATATTGCTCGTATTTCACAATTTTTATAGTGGTTTTTTTAGTGTCGCTTTTTTGAGACAACATTCCGACCTTTTCTAATTCATTTAGAAACTTATTTACCTTAGAATTTGACCATCCCCACCGATCTCCTAATTTCCTCTTACTTGTGATAATTTGTCCTTTTTCAATTGAAACCATATCTCCGTCAAAGTAAAATTCAGTATCTTTATGAGAGGCCAAAAGAATCATATCTATCCACGCCTGTCCCCTGGAAAAAGGCTTATCTTCCCATAAAGGATTATCCATAATGCTTCGATATATCACTACCCATCCTTTAGCCATCAAATTCACCTCTTTCCAATCTCTCTTTAGCATCCCTGTAGAGGACTTCTTTGATAAGCTTTCCTGATGTTTCTTCTTTGCAAAAAATGACATTTAAGTTATATCTAATCATCCACGCTATTGTAGACGCTGCGAATGCTTTTGGGTGGAATTTACTGCGGTATTTTCCGTTCAACAAGTTCTCCCAATTAGAGTTTTCGCATAACAAATATATCCTACAATGATTGTCCAAAGCTCTTTCAAATTCTCTCTGGAATCGCTGGCGGCTGCGTGTAAAACAGCCTGCCAGTTCGTCCAAATTCATCTTCCTTTCCACGGCACAAATAGGGCTTATTGTTTCCGAATTATCATATAATTTAGTACCATTTGGAAGAATTAAATTGTATGTATAATCCCCATAAGACAAAGTTTTTTTTGTGTATGGAACACCAAATTCTTCATACCTTTTTCTGCTTTTTTCGGTATCCTGCTCCCTTGTATCTACCAATATTTCAAACGTTTTTAAGACTTCTTTTTGCTCAAAAATGTTCATTTTAGAATGGCAATTCATCCTTTGCTCCTTCTGGAATATTCATAAAGCCGCCCCCTGCCGGTGTGCTGCCTGCTGGATATCCGTTGTCTTTCTTTTCTTTCAAAAGTGTGTCTGCTGGAATTTCGAATTTGCCGGAACGGATTTTTTCTACCGTTACTAGGCTGTGGCAGTTGGTAAAAAATCCCCTGCGTCCATTGAAATGGTATTCTTTATTATTGAACAATCCCCCAACCAGCTTCCCTTTCAGCTTCTGCTCGTCCCAGTCCCATAAATATCCCTGGTTGGATTCTTCAATGGCGACCATCACGGTGTTGAAACGTTTTTTGGTCCAGCGGTCCATTTCGCTTCCATCGTCCCGCGGCACATATAAGCGGTATACCCCTTTCCACTTTTTATCTTCTCCCGTCTGCGCTTTATAGTTTTCTCTATAGAATCCCTTGTATTCCCCTTCTTTTATGTCGAAGGAAAGCACCAACGCCCTCCCGCCGTCAGGGTAGGACTGCTCTTTCGCGTCCATGATCTCCAAGACATACCCGCCGGCCGGCAGCCTCTCAAAATCCTTATACGTGTCATTCCTGTCAAATCCGTTAAATTGTCTCATCAGTACTCCTCCAATGCTTTCATTACTTTTACAATATCGTTCTCAATCTCGAAGCTCTCAAAAGCCCCTAAAGGACTCTTAGCCGTGCTGTTCTTCGCCTGGGTCTCAAAAAGGTATTTCCCGTCCACACACTTTGACAGGAGTACCGTGGTAAACTTACTTTCCAGCACAATCTTGTCCAGCTTCTTCCCGGATGTTTTAATGCGAGTAAACATATAGCCTGCTTCGTCATGGTCTGTCTGGGTATGGGCTGTAAAAATTACTGTCAGATCGTCTCGTAATTCATAGGCATAGCATACTAAATCCCAGACACAAGCGGCTAGATCAACCCATTTGTCATACCCTTTTTCCTTACTCCGGCGCATTTCGTCCGCTATCATAAGCCCGTTGATTGTGTCAATTACTACTACCTTTTTGTCTTTCCAGTCTGTTTCCAGCTTTTTTAATGCAATAAGCACTTGCTGTACAAAATCTGTCTTGATATAATTCTTGTTTTCTGTGTTATACTGCTGCTTCCAGCCCTTCCACGACAGCCCCTTTTTATCACAGTCTATGTACAACGTCGTTTTGGGGTCTAAGTTCCGCATACTCGTTGTTTTGCCGGAACCAGATTCCCCTGCAATACAGATTACTTTTGACACTGATCTTCCTCTCCTTTGTCATATACTACTTTGTCCGCCGTTTCCAAAATCAAAATCGCTGCGATTTCCTTCATGGAAAGAGTTGACTCGTTGTAAATGTCTATAAGCGCATTGTACGCTTCTGCGGAAACTCTAACGACTGCCTGACATCCTTTTTGCAGGCGTTCTCTATTTCTTGCAGGAATATGAATTTCCCATTTGTCGCTCATTCCTGTCCACCTCCATCAACGTTTTTATTGCTTGCGCATAATTTGAAATTGACCGGCTGCGATACTGCTCATAAACTGGATTATCATTAATCTCTGAAAGCTGCTCATCCATCAGATCATACAGCCTGGAAATTCGTCCTGTATTATCCATCAACTCAGCTCCTTTCCTAGGGATCGTATATAATCGCCAATACAGTCTTCGCAGACCGACAGCCCATTGATCTCATACACCATGTCGCCATTGTAAAAGCTGTCCTCCCGGTATATGGGCTGTTCGCAAAGATCACAAAGAATAAAATCCCGGTCCGTCTGTTCGTGCCTTTCCGCATCTAATACTGGATTATTCGTTTTCATCTGACTCTCCAATAATCTTTTTCAATGTTTTTGAAAGAATGCATTCATCTTTATTCGTCATTCTTTTAATGATTTCCAGTCTCTCTTCTGCTTTGATTAATCGAATGAAATCTTCGTAATCTACTTTAATCATTTGACATTTCCCTCTCTTTCTTTTATGATAAAGACAGGTATTTTACCTGTATTCTTTTATTTAGAGCCTTATGGGTTGCCGCCCTGGGGCTCATTTTTACTTTCCAACCAGATCAACGCGATTAAAATCACCAAGGCCATCCCTAGAAAAGTACAGATCATCTGAGATGTCCGGCCAAACTCAAAAAATCCTGAGTAGGTAATCAGGTACGCCAACAGGCCCGTGATCGCCAGATCCCTAGCGGGGTCCTTCAATAGCTTTTTCATACTCTTGGTTCCTCTTTTCCAATATTTCTAGCGGTACTTTTAATTCTTCCGCTGCAACATACGGGAAAAATTCGTAAATCCTGCGCTTTTTGCTTGTATTTGCTACTCTGCTGTAAACATTTTTCCCCCTTTTTGTCTGCTCCCGAAATGCCTGAGGGGGAATCTGTAAGATATAAGCCGCCTGCTCTGCACTCCGTATAATTGGTCTCAGATGTTTCACCTCCTATGTAAATATCCATATTAGGTTGGACACGAACAATGCTGCCAAGGTCAAAATCCATGCAATAAACCATCTCCTTGTCTTCCTTTTTTCTTGGCTGATAACCTCTACTGCCCATCCTTCTGCTTCTTTCCATGTCTTGATTTCTTCTTTTTTCATCTTTTCCTCCAATTTTAGAACATTTGTTCTTGCCATTTGCAGGAAAATATGTTAGTATAATCTTGCAAACAGCTAGACAGGTTAGTTGGTTGCGTTGCCTCGGTAGTGGTTCCAGCACTGCCGGGGCTTTTTACTTATCTCTTTTATCTGCGATAAGTGCTATTATGATTAATGTCGTGATTCCTACTACCGCCCCTGCGATAAATCCAAGGGCAAATTCTGGTATGTACATTTCCGCCTCCTTATCTTGCTTTTCTCCTGATTTTTTCCTATACTGTTATCAAAAAGGAGAAAAAACATGAGATTCATACCATCAAATCCACTCGATTCATACCATTCTCAAATTGAAATTGAAAATTTTAAGGAAGAACAGCAGCAAAAGAAAGAATTTATGAATTCCGTAAAAAGAATTGCTGATTCCGCTGAGCAAAAAGCTGATTCTGCTGAGCGATTAGCTAATTCTTCCATGAAAATTGCTGATTCCGCAAAAATCCAATCTGAAATTGCTTCTAAACAATCTCAAAAAGCTGATATTAAAGGTTGGATTTCTGTTGTAATAGCTTTTCTTGCTTTTCTTCTTGAATTGTGTGGACGCTTGGGATTATTTTAAAAATATCCCTGAAAGTACAAATAACAGAGTAATAATTGACATTACCAATCCCACATCTGAAACCGTTATCTTTGGCGGTTTCTTTTCTTTCTTCATATTTCCTCCTTTCCTCATTCTAAGAAATCAGCTTGTCTACTTTTACTTTCAAAACATCCGCTACTGCTTTTAAACTCTTAATTGTTGGACTAGATTCATTCCATTTGCCTATAGCCCCATTCTTCAAACCCGCAGCGTATTCTACCTGCCTAACACTCATACCTTTTTCTTCACAGATAGTTTTCACTTTGTCATAAATAAGCAATTTATCACTTCCCTTCTTGTAGTTTTATAGATTTTCTTCTATACTGTTATCAAAAAAACAAAAGGAGAAAAACATGGACTTTAAATTACCAGAAATGTCCAAAGGAACAGTTATTCCTAACGGTGTTATTGAACAACAGCTAAAAGAAGCAAAGGGAAAGGAACTCCGCAAACAACAATGGAGGCATGATTATCGAGTTGCCTTATTCAGCGCTACCATAGGTGCTTTATTTGGGTTTATAGCGTCACTCATAACAATGCTCGTACTACAATAACACCCAAAATCCCCCCTAGTGACCCGCTTATCGCTGACAGCAGAAAACATATCAACCAAAATAATTTCCTGTTTTTCATTGAACCCTCCTTTCTTTCTTAGAAAAAATTCTACTATACATATTGACACAACGTAGATTTTATTCTATAATTAAGTTACCAGCATAATTATAAAAGACAACGTATATCATATGTCTGGTAGATTTTTTTCTACCTCGTATATTTGTATTATATAGCCTATTTTCTACGTTGTCAATAGTTTTTGTAGATTTTTTTCTACTTTTAAAAAAGGAGGATACTGTGACAACATATGAAATAATTGCTAAGTTATGTAATCAACACGGAATAGCCATTACAGCACTCGAAAAAGAGTTGGGTTTTGGCCGTGGATATATTGGGAAATTCCGAACAAAAGGGACTGTCCCTACTGCGACAAAACTCCAGCAAATAGCGGATTATTTTGGAGTATCTGTTGATTATCTTATGACCGGAGAAGAAAAAGAAGGAGAAAGGTACTATCTTAATGATGAGACTGCCCAGGTAGCCCAAGAAATATTTGAGAACAAAGAATTACGAGCGCTATTTGACGTACAAAGAGACATGGAACCCCAAGACTTAAAAGCATTACACCAAATGGCTCTCGCTCTAAAACGTAAGGAGCGTGGAGAGGATGGAACCGATTATTAATTTACAAATAGTAGATTTTCCTTGTAGAGGAAGAGAAATGATTCATCCAAATGAGGATGGAAGTTATACTATATTTATAAACGCTAGATTATCTGATATTGGAAGACTAGAAGCTTATGAGCACGCCATGGGGCATATTCTAAATAACGATTTTGACAAATTTACTGTTCAATCAATAGAAAGTGCTGCTCATAGTAAATAACAGGAAAGGAAATATTTAAATTTCTCGGTACCTTAAGATGAAAATTACTAATATATACAAAAACAAATATTTTAAATTTTTATGCCCAATTCCATCAATATGTCTGATTTTGATATTTGGAGTTGCTTTTATGCACAGCGAAATAGATGGTCAAAAAGTCGCATTATTTGACTGGTTTGGGATGATGATTATATTTTTCATTTTTTTTGTTATCCCATTTGATGTAATTTATTGGTGTGCAAAAAAGATTATTAAATTCCTTATGGGGAAAAATAACCGTCTATTAATAAATAGACCTAGCTCCAATAATAATCAAACACAAAACCGTGGACATCTTGGATTTAGATATGTCAACCCTCCTATTGATTCCGAAAATTCCGAAGATTCCAAAGCTAAAGATCAAAATTTTGATAGTATGGACGGACATAGATTTGAACACTATTGTGCCGATCTACTAAAGAAGAATGGGTTTAAAAATGTAGAGGTAACTAGAGGGAGTGGAGATCATGGAATAGACATTTTAGCGGAGAAAGATGATATTAGTTATGCCATACAAACGAAATGTTATACTGGAAATATTGGAAATGCTGCTGTACAACAAGCACATACAGGTAAAAGCATCTATAAAAAAGACATTGCTGTTGTACTGACTAATAGAGATTTTACTCCACAGGCAAAAGAAGAAGCTGAAATGCTTGGTGTAAAGTTGTGGGATAGGGAAAAGCTATTATCTCTAATTGACATAGCGAATAGCTGATTAAACCGCTACGGCGTTTTAATAAATATTACCATTAGGAGGAAAACTTATGGAAAAGAAAAAAACAAAATTATGTAAGCATTGCAAGTCTGAAATACCTGCTGATGCAAAAGTGTGTCCTAATTGTCGAAAAAAACAAGGTGGAAAACTGAAATGGATTATAATTATAGTAATTGTAATTGCAATTATTGGAGCTGCTGCCGGTGGGGACGACACTCCTAAAAAAGTAGAAACAACGGAACCAAAAAACACAGAAAATTCAACAAATAAAGAAACACAAAATACAGAAGAACCAGAGAAAGAAGAAAAAACTGAATTTAGCGTAGGCGAAACAGCAGAACAAAAAGATATTCAAGTCACACTTATATCAGCAACTGAATCACAAGGGAGTGAATATGTAACCCCAGACGAAGGAAACATTTTTTTACTTCTTGAATTTGAAATTGTTAATAATTCTGGTTCAGATATCAATATAAGTTCTGTCGCAAACTTTGAAGCATATTGTGATGATTATTCTCTAAATCAAGACTTACTCGGATTACAAGCTCCTGAAATAGAAGGCAAAAATCAACTCGATGGAAGTGTTGCCGCTGGAAAGAAAATGAATGGAGTGATCGCTTATCAAGTTCCGGTGAGTTATTCAAACTTTGAAATTAATGTTTCACCAGATTTTTGGTCAGCAAATGACATAAAATTTGTCATTAATAAATAACCATCTATACATATGCTTAATTGAATATTATCGCGCCCCTACGTCCATCCAACCGTAGGGGCAGCACCTTGACAATATAATATACTTAC